AATATCGTACATCAAAATCTGAAGGTACAGGTGTAGCACCTAGAATGGAAAGAAACGCTGCTATGTTTGCTGCTTATGGAGGTGGTAGTCAACCATCTGTTTATTCTGGAAATAGTAAAGCAGTAACAAATACTTATACTGTTAAAGCTGGAGATACATTAAGTAAGATTTCTAGACTTACTGGTAAGCGTATACAAGATATTATGAGAAAAAATAATATCTCAGATCCAAATAAGATTAGTATCGGACAACAATTATCCTTGTAAGGTTTGATTAAATAATTTAATAAATGTCCGTAGATACTAAATGTTTCAAAAAATATTTTGAGCAGAAGAACTATTATAATGATACTCTTCACCCAAAATTTTGGACAAATGAAAAGTTCGACGAACAAATCTTAAATTCTATAATAAAAATCGTAGATGAATTTATTAAAGATGATCAACATATTACTTCTGATATGGTTGAAGATATACAACTTACAGGTTCGTTAGCTAATTATAATTATTCTACATTTTCTGATTTAGACATACATATATTGTTAGATTTTTCTGACATTAATGAAGATGAAGTAATAGTAAAAAGAGCTCTTGATGGTAAAAGATTTATATGGAATTTGAGTCATAACATAAAATTTAATGGTCATGAAGTTGAGTTATATTTTCAAGATATTCATGAACCTCATGTGGCTTCCGGTTTATATAGTATACAAGATAATCGATGGATTAAAAAGCCTGTTTACGACCCACCAGAAGTAGATTCACGTGATGTTGAAAAGAAAGCAGAACAGTTTCGTAATGAAATGGAATTAATAAAAGATGCTTTAGAAGAGGTTGACGATAAAGATGACCTTGCAAAAATTAATAAACGGGCTAAAAAATTAAAAGATAAGTTAATGAGGTCACGGAGAGAAGGATTAGCTAGTAAAGGAGAATATTCTATAGAAAATTTAGCATTTAAAAATTTACGCAATGACGATACTATAGCTGAATTAAATAGGTTGATTATTAAATCATATGACCTTATGTTCGGTGATGAAATTACAGAAAAAAAGAAAGATAAAAAAGGAGTTGATGAATGGATATTAAGTTTGATACACGCATTGTTTTCTAATGATCCTTCTCATGACCCAAAACCAAAAAGTTACCCTATAGGATTATGAAATCATTTAAAACATTTTACGAAGACAATCAATTAGGTGATATAGATATATATGCTCAAGAACCAGGCGCAAAACCAGTACCGTTAGGGCAGGTAGATGAACCTGGTTTAAACACTATTTCTAAATACATTTATAAAGTTAATGAGAGAGGAGATGATTTAATTAAACAATTAATTGTTGACTCTAAGTTTGATACAAAAGATTATCATCGCGCTTTTAAATCCGTTTTAGAAGAGTTTGATATTAATTGGTCTGCTTTTGCTGAGCACGTTAATACAAGATTCGAGTCTGGTATACAATTGAATAAATTATTCAGAGGTAAAAGTAATCAATTTAATTTAAAAGAAAAACTACAACCTACATTAAACGCATGGTTAAATTCTCCTGAAGAAGTAGGTGATGAATTTTTTGACGAAATGTATTCTTTGAAACACTCAATAGGTACTACTTCAGTTGGTGATGGAGAATTTTTATTAGGTATAGTTGGTAACGGTGTTAAGGGTACTGTTGGAGATGTAGATGTTATTACAGCAAGAGGTAAGGCATTAGAAATAGGTGCGCAGAGAAAAATAATCGGTGCATCAACTAGAGAGAAGGGCGCGAAAGGAACTGCAAGTAGGATTCTTTCTATAGTTCAAAACATAGGCAAACAACCAGCAGGAACAAATGCTGACAATGACTGGATGGATATTAGAGAGTTATTACGTAGTAATTATAGAGTATTAACAGAAGAAGAATTACAGTATATAGAAGAAACTTTATCAATATATTCAACAGAACCTAAACGTCGTGGTCAAAAATGGTCACCATCTATTATTGTCGGTTCTATAGTATTGTATGATTACATAAAAGATCATGCCGATGATTACATAGTACTTGTAAATTATTCGAGCGACGAAGGTAATTTAAATAAAAAGCTAGAAAAGTATTGGTGCAGATATACTAATGTAAAAGCTATGTCATTAGAGAATGTAATTAATTTATCTATAGGTAGCAACAATTGGTATATATTTGATAATGCTAAAGATGGTACTAGAATTAGATTAGCATAATATGAAGTATCACTTATACAATACTAAAATAATGGGGTATAAAGTAACAATTAGACCTTACACTATTGGTATATATGATGACTCAGATGATATAGAAGGACAAAATATTCCGAACAAAATAGTAAAGTATTTAATAGACGAAGGTTTTTGTGATAGCTGGTTAGACGACGACGCAAGTATTAAAGTAAATATCTATAAACACAAATGTTAAACTATAAAGATTATTTTTTATTATATGAATCTGCTGGGCCGAATAAACATTTGACTCATTTAGAAGAACTTATTCTTACTGATAAAATGGATGGGGCTGTAAGAGCTATTAATTATCTTGAAGCTTTAACAGAAGTATTAGATAGTAACACCCCTCGCGCTGTAAACTCAACTGTAAAGTATGATGGTGCACCTGCAGTAGTTTTAGGTAAAGATCCAAGAGGTAATTTTTTCATTGGTAGTAAGTCAGTATTTAATAAAATACCTAAAGCTAATTATTCTATAGAAGATATAAAAAGAAATCATGCTGAAGCTCCTGGGTTGGTTGATAAATTAGTAAAGACATTTATTCATTTTAAAGATGTTAATTTTGATTCTGTTTATCAGGGGGACTTTTTATTTGATGAACAAATAAAAGAGGTACAAGATATTGATGGAGTTGCTCATGTTATTTTTAAGCCTAATACAATAGTATACGCTGTACCTGTTGAGAGTG